AAAAGAGCATTTTTAGATGATACTAAAAAAGCTATTCAATATGAGAAATTTGGTCCTGTTTGGGATGAATTTATTAATTGTATAATCGGTGGAAATAAATTTCTTGTTATAACAGCAAGAGGACATGAACCCAAAACTTTAAAACAAACAGTAAAATGGATTGTATATAAAGTCCTTACACAATCACAGAGAAATACTATGGTCAAGAATTTAAAGTCTTGGAATAAATTATTCAATGTAAATGATAGTGGTTGGAGTAATAATGATTATATAAATAAGTATATAAATCAGAATTATTATATTGGTATTAAATCAGATTGGTTTAAAACACGTTTTGGTTCAGAAGGAAAAGTAGCATCACCTGAAAAATATAAAGCAATCGCTATAAAATATTTCGTTCAAAAAATTCATAAATTTGGTGAACTTTTAAACAGGGAAATAAAGGTTGGTTTTTCGGATGATGATTTGGCTACTGTTGAATCTATTCAACAATACTTTAAAAATGAATTATCATTACAATTTTCAATTGATTTTCATTCATATCACACAAAAGAAGATGGTACTAAAACTAAATTATTTTAAATAAAAAACCCTAATAATTAATTAGGGTTTTTTTATGTTTTAAAATTGTGCTTCTCCACCTTGTGCTTGACCACCACCTCCTTGTGATTGTGCTCCACCACCTTGAGCTTGTGCTTGTCCGCCTGGTGCTTCACCTTGTATTCCGCCAACTTCCTCAGCTCCTTCTAAATCTCCACCAAAGAAATCTGAACCTGGACCTGTTGGTGGTCCTTCTTCACCGAAGTCCATTCCACTTTCTCCACCACCACCTTCTCCGCCTTCACCTTCTGTTCCAGCTAAAGCTCCTTTTTCTTTAATTTTATATTTCATAATTTCAGAAATTTCTTCATCATTAAATTTCATTATGTTTCTAACAACCCACTCGATAGGTAAATAAGGTTCACCTTCCGCGTTTTGGATATTAGCAATAAGTGTAGATGCTATTGTAGAACGTTTTTCTAAGTTAGCTAATTTTTTCCATTCTTCGAATAATTCATTTGAATTAAATTCAATATTTAAATGAGCCATAAATCTATGGTCATTAATCAATTCAGGAAAATCACGCATTAATTGTATTCTTAATGGTTTAACAATTATTTCTTTGAACACTGTTCTAATTCTTCTTACAAAATTATGATATTTAATTTCATCTCTTGTCATTTCAGAAGCATCACTATAAATATTACCACCACCACTTTCTTTTTCGAAACGTGAGAAAGGTATTTTAGATTCTCTTTTTAAATTAGTATGAAACCAATTAAGAATTTGATCTTCGTTCAAATCATTTCCTTGTGGTGATTCAATAGAAACATCAGGTGTTCCTTCGTTTGATGATGGAAACCAGAAGTCTTTACTGTGAGGAATATTAGAACTACCATTGATTTTAACTATACCTAAATCATCTTCCCATTGAACATCTTCGTGATATTCAGACATAAGTTGATAGATTTGTTGTTCAGCTTGTGTTCTTGATAAACCACCGACAGGAATAATAAATTTCTTATAAACTGCTGCTTGATTAATGTTATAAAGAATCTTAGTTTGTTCTAATAATTTTAATTGATTATAAGGTCTAATTAAAGGTTCAATATAAGATGTTTCACCATAATCCATATTATTACTATATGAAATATAAATAATCTGTGCATCCAATAAGATTCTCCTTAATCTAGGGTCATCTGGGAACTGTACCCACACAACTGTACCTGATTCAGGGTCAGTAGCTGGAACTAAGGTTAATGGGTCTAATTTGATTAAATCAACGATGTTCTTTTGTTTTCTATCATATACTATTTCAAATGCGATAAAACCATCAATTAATAAATCTCTTAAATGATTCCATGCAGTAATACCGTCATTAAATCCTAATTTATTATATAATTTAAAAAATTGTTCGTGTACTGTTTGTCTAATAGTATTATCAAAATCTTGTGGTAAGTCTTTTGCTTTACAGAAGAAATTATCTTCATCATATATAACTGTTTCATCAGCTAATTGTGTTGTAAATTCTCTTATTTCATCTTTAATAGAATATTGTCTTAATATTTTTCTTTTATCAAAATAAGCTCTATCAAGATAAGCAATTGATTTTTTATCAAGTACTTTAGATATAAGTTTTTTAGAGAATAAATCATACATATATGGACCTTCGGTAACATTACCCATATTAGTATGTGCTTGTGGGTCATCATTAGCACCAATTGCGTATGATTGATGTAATGCTTCTATATCGTATGTCAAACCGAAATTACTAATTTTTCTTAATTGTCTACTGAAAAATCCTAAGTTTACTCCTGCGTTTGATCTATTTTGGTCTCTGTAACCAGCCATAGTTATTTCTTAATTTTTTATTATATATAAATATATTACTCTCCATAACAATTTAATCATCAAACAACTTGTAATTATTTTCTAATTGTCGTAATTTTTTATAATAATCCTTTACATCAGTATCAAAAGTTTCTGTCATATTATCCATTTCTTCTAATAATTTATCTAATCTAATCTTAGGTTCTAATCCTTCATCATATTGTTGTGATAATTCTTTCATAAGTGCAACATTAACTGGTCTCATATGAACATTTGTAATTAAATACATTAAATTAGTGGATACCACATAACATTCTAATATTTTATTTATATCAAATGCCGTTATTGCAAAATTCATACCACCGTTATTTTCTAATGATTTGTATATTATTTCAAAATTAACTGGTAATTTCTTTTCACTCATTACATTTGGTGCATCTTGATTGAATTCAAATATATCTTGCCCTAAGTTATATAATTTATTAAAATATGCTGTTTTATAATCAAATGGTAAATAATCAAGATTAATTGCAAATAAATTATGTTTATTGTGTTCTGATACTCTATAATCAATAGAAAAAATAGGACAAAATACTTTGTTACCATTATAGTAGTAATTAATCAGATAAAATCTACCTGTTTGTATTTTATCTAAGGGAATTGATTGAAACCAAGGGGTTTGTTTTTTTCTTGCCCAAAATATTTCTTTATTACATTCAAATATTAATTTACCTAAATCACCACCGAATTGACCACGTAATGCCATTACGTAATATTCATAACTTTTACCTCTTTCTTCTATTAAAGCTCCCATTATTTCCTATATTTTTTCTCTTGTATCAGTCCGGCTTTCATTAAATGATCTTCTGTTAATATTATAAATTGCATACTTCTTTTAGTTGCGTATTCTTCTGCGGCTGACCATTTTAATTTATTTTTTATGTGTGTTCTTACGGCGTATTCATAATTTTCTAATGCTTTTGCTGTTTCATTTTTAGGTCTTGGTGGTGGAAATAATTCAGTTTTTGGTTTTATTTCAACGATAACCTTTACTATTCCATCAACATCATTGGTTAATTTTTCGTAGTAAAAATCTGGATAATAACGGTGGACTTTATTTCGAAGGTCTTGGTATGTTATTATAGGTTGTTCACAAGACCATTTAGTAATACTTTCATTTTTATCTAAATAATTACAAAATGCGTATTCCCAACTTGAACGGTATATCACTCTATTGGGATCACCTTTATATTTATCAGGGTGTTTAAGATTATAAAAACCTTGATTATATTTTTTATTAAATTTTGATTGATTAGCCATTAAAAAATTGAGCCGTTTTTAATTTTTACATATAAAAGAATTCCACCAAATATCCAAACAGCTATAATAAGTAAAACGAATAATAATTTAATTCTTCTTGTTTTCCATTGACTTAATTCCTTAGAATTTACAAGTTCATTAATTTTACTTAACGTATTACCTATATTAAAGAATGACATTTTATTCTTTACCACATAATCAGCAGCACCTTGTCTGATGATATTAGTAGCTATTTCTACATCTTCTTGTCCAGATAATATTATTACTTCGATGTTTGGGTAATTTAATTTCAATCGTTTTAAAATTTCATCACCATTCATTCCTTCTTTTATAAGATAATCTAATATTACACAATCCGGTTTTTCTTTTATTATTTCTAATAAACAATCTTCACCATTTGAAAATGTTTTAATATTAGTATAACCTAATTTTTCTAAGTTAACTCTAACTAAATTCATGTAATATTCTTCATCGTCAACAGTGTAAATTTTAATTGTTCTGTCAGAAGGTTTTTTTAATAATTTCATGTGAGTATTTTTATTTTATATATTAAATATTATGCAAGCCTTTGCCTTCATTTGCACGATCTATACTAATCAT